TGAAGTATGAGCAACTTCAAAAGAGCAAACCAGAGTTGAATAAAAAACTCCAGTCTGCCCCTAAGATGATGCGTTCTGGTACTTCAGTTCCCCAAGCTAGGTCTTCACAAGATAAACAGGTTATGCAGAGGTTGCGTGAAACTGGAAAAGTTACTGACGCAGCTAAAGCATTTGAACGATTCTTTTAATTTTGGAGTTTTAAAATGGCTACCTATCAAACATATACCGCTATTGGTCAGCGTGAAGACCTTTCGGACGTTATCTACTCGATTTCACCAACAGATGTTCCATTTATGTCTTCCATTGGAAAGACTAAAGCAACTGCTGTTTACCATGAGTGGCAAACGGATTCACTTTCGGCTGCGGTTTTAACGAACTACACCGTTGAAGGTGCGACGGCATCTGATGCCACTATGTCTCCTACGACTCGTGTAGGTAACCGCACTCAGATTGCACAGAAGACTATCAAGATTTCTGGCACTTTGCAGTCTGTTGACAAAGCAGGCCGCAAATCTGAAAAAGCCTATCAACTGGCTAAAGCATCGGCCGAAATTAAGCGTGACATGGAGACTTCATTGTTGAGCAATCAAACTGCTACCAATGGTGATTCTTCTACTGCTCGTAAATTGGGTGGTCTGCAAGCATGGTTGGCTACCAATGGCGACTTTGGTACTGATGGCGTTGCTGGTGCTTCTGGCACTACTGCTCGCACCAACGGCACAAACCGCACTTTTACAGAGACTCTCTTGAAGACTGTTATCAAAGAAGTTTACGCTTCTGGTGGCAATCCTAAAGTTTTGATGGTCAACCCTGCACACAAGCAATTGGTGTCAGCTTTTGCTGGTATCGCTGCACAGCGTTTCATGGCCCCATCGAACACACCTACCACTATCGTGGCGGCGGCCGATGTTTACCTGTCAGATTTCGGCACGGTTTCTGTGGTTCCCAACCGTTTCATGACTTCTACCAATACTTGCGATGAAGTTGCGTATGTGCTTGACCCCGACATGGCTGCTGTTGCTTACTTGCGTCCTTTCCAGACCAACGAGTTGGCTGTAACTGGCGACAATGAATCCACACAGTTGTTGGCTGAGTACACTTTGGAAGTTAAGAACGAAGCTGCTCATGGCATTATCGCGGACTTAACGCCTTAATCTGGTGTAACCCAAAAAATGCCTCAGACTTAAACCTCTGGGGCATTTTCTTTTCTACTCAAACTGATAGAATTGACGTATGGAAAACTTTAGACAAACTGCTGTTCATGCCGATGGTGAGGGTGGCATCGTTATTCAAACTCGTCAGGATGTTTCTGACATTGTTGAGCAGAATAAAAAAGAATATAACTCGTATGACGAGAGAGCAAGATGGTCTGACCAATTGTTTGGCAACAAGGTTGCATCTATTCCCATGACAGTTATTGATGACTTGAACAAAGTTGGAATCATGCGTGGCTTTGCTGTTCTTGATGATAAGCGTTTTGCTGCTTGGTTGAATGACCCAATGAATCGTGCATGGCGCACTAGAACTGGAGTGGTATGAGCCTCTCAACATATTCTGACTTGCAGACTTCAATAGCCAACTATTTGGCTAGGTCTGACTTGACAAGCATCATTCCAGACTTTATTACTCTGGCTGAGAATCGTTTGCGTAGAGAGTTGCGTGTTCGCCAGATGCTCAAGTCTGTAACGACTAGCACAGTCTCTGGTGATGCAACTGTAGAAGTTCCTAGCGACTTCTTAGAGATTCGTGATTTTGTCGTAATGACAAACCCAATTCAACCATTGAGTTACTCTAGTCCCTCAACCTTATCTAATGACCCAAGAACATCAGAAGTTGGTGTTCCTAAGTCTTACACTATTCTTGCTTCTGAGTTTCAGTTAGCACCTGCACCTGATGGCGTATATACGTTAAAGATGCTTTATTACTCTGCGCCTCCGTACTTGACTAGCAGTAACACATCTAATGTTTTCTTGAATGTTGCACCTGATGGTTTGCTATATGGCGCATTGGTTGAAGCAGAGCCTTACTTAATGAATGATGCTCGTATCAATACATGGGGTTCTATGTACGACAGAGCAATTTCTTCTCTCACTAGGTCTGATGAAAACACTCAGTATTCTGGTGTACCCCTGTCAATCAAATTAACTGCAAGGTGAAATCATGGCTGAAATTTCCAATTACTTAGAAAATGCTCTTATCAATGTTACGTTGAGAGCAACTAGCTACACAGCACCAACGACTGTGTACTTGGCACTTTATACAACTGACCCAACAGATGCTGATACTGGAACTGAGTGTTCTGGTACTAGCTATGCTCGTCAGGCTATTACGTTTGGTGCGCCTAGTAATGGTGCATCTACCAATTCTGCTGCTATTGAGTTTCCTCAAGCTGGCGGTTCATGGGGAACAATTACCCACATTGGTATCCGTGATGCTTTGACTACAGGTAATCTGTTGTATCACTCTCCGCTAGACGCATCTAAGACGATTGCAACTGGCGATGTGTTCCGCATTGCTGTTGGTTCGTTGAGCGTTACTTTAGCGTGAGATGGCTGACTTACTGCCTCCGTGGACGATTGACTCGCTAGACCAATTAAAGTCTAGCATTGATGACTTAACACTCACACTTGATAGTCCACTTTACACAACCTCAGTTACCCTATGGGATGCCTATGGGTCTGTAACTGCGTCTGCAAGCGTTGTAGCTGATGCTATAAGGGTTCAGAGTGGTAGTGGGGCGGTAGATGGTACAGCGACAGTAACGGCAGATGCAGTAAGGGTTCAATTAGCTAGTGCAAGCATTGATTGCTCTGTTAGTGTCAGTTGTGATGCGACTAGGGTTCAGTTTGCCTCTGGTGCGATTGATGCCAATGCTACTGTTAGCGCAGATGCTATTCGTGTTCAGTTTGCTAGTGGAAGTATTACCGCTAATGCAGATGTAATAGCCAATGGCACTCGTGTCCAGTTTGGTATCGCAGATATAACTGGAAATGCAACTGTTACGGCTCTTGGTGGAATCGTAGCAAATGCGGTAGCTTCTGTAACGGCTGACGCAACTGTAACTGCTGACTCTATCAGGGTTCAGTTTGGTAGCGGTGCTATTGATGGCAATGCAACAGTAACGGCTAATGGTGGTTTGGTTGTAGGTGCTGTTGCTAGTGTGGAAGCAAATGCTAACGTTGTCGCTAGTGCGTCTGCAATTTATGCAGGGGTAGCCTCGGTATCAGGTCTAGCAACAGTTACAGCTAATGGCGTAAGGTTAGGTGATAACTGGACTCCAGTTCCTCAAGATGCAAATACTTGGACACCAGTTTCGACTGATAGCAATACATGGACTACAGTTTCTGGTGACACAAACACATGGACTCCAGTATCTGCTAATGACAATACATGGACAATTCAAGCGCAAGGAAGTAACACATGGCTACGACAAAACTAACTTTTGGTGAGTGGATGCCTGACCAGCCTAGCGTGTCTGGTGCGTTGACTGACGCTAAGAACGTGGTTAGTCAGGCTATCGGTTATGGCCCATTTCCTACGCCAGTTACATTTTCCTCTAGTAACGCTGCTGAGAATTTAACTTCTCTTTATGCTGCCAAGCAACCTGATGGAAACACAGCATTGTTTGCTGCTGGTCTATCCAAGATTTACACAGTAAGCGGTGTAGGCGGTATTACTGAAGTTAAAACAGGAATGACAACTGCTGCAGCCGATAGGGTTCGTTTTACTCAGTTTGGCAAGGTTGTAATATCTGCCAACAATGCTGATAGATTACAGGCATGGACATTAGGCACTTCTACATCATTTGCTAACCTATCAGCTACTGCGCCTATTGCTAAGTTTATTACAGTAGTGCGTGACTTTGTAGTTTGTGCGAATACCTTTGAGAGTTCAGCGCAACAACAATATCGGGTTAGATGGTCTGCTATCAATGATGAGACAGATTGGACAGAGAACGTAAACACTCAGTCTGATTATCAAGATATTCCTGATGGTGGTCAGATTGTAGGAATTCGTGGTGGTGAGTTTGGTCTTGTTCTTTTAGAGAGAGCAATCCACAGAATGACCTATGTAGGTACTCCGTTTATATTCCAGTTTGATAATATCTCTCGTGGTAAAGGTTGCATGGTATCTGGCTCAATTGCACAATACCAAGGTGTAACTTTCTTCCTGTCTGACGATGGTTTCTATATGTGTGATGGACAGAACGTCACAGCCATTGGTGCAGAAAAGGTAGATAGATTCTTCTTGCAAGACGCTTCCGAATCTGACTATGGCTCTATGTCTGCTGCTGTTGACCCAATTCGCAAACTTGTAATCTGGAATTACAAAACTGTTAACGGAAACAGAAGCGTACTTATTTATAACTTTAAAACTCAGAAGTGGACTTATGGAGATGCTGGTACAGATTTCCTAGCAGAAGCCTCTACATCGTCTGTAACGCTTGAGCAATTGGATAGCATTTCTGCCTCTATTGATGCCTTAACGACAAGTTTAGACTCTCAACTGTATGTTGGCGGTAAGTATTTCTTAGGCGGTACTTTAGCCACTCGTGTGATGACTTACACAGGTGCTAGTCAGACAGGTGTTATTGCTACTGGAGATTTGGACATTGGTGCTAACTCAGTAGTAACCCTAGCTAGACCTATTGTTGACAATGGTTCTGCAACTGTGGCTATTGCTTCTCGTACTCTGCTAAACCAAGGTGTGAGTTTTAATACTGCGGTGGCGGCTAGTTCAGAGAATCGTGTTCCCTTGAGAAGCGCAGGTAGGTATCACAGGCTAAAAGTTACTCCTACTGGTGACAATTGGGATAACGCTATTTCTGTGGATGTGGATATTACGCCACAAGGGGTTCGCTGATGTTTAGAAGCCTACCTGCTTTTGGTGGTGACCAGAGGGCTGTGGCAGAGGTTGTCCGTGGCATCATGGACGGAAAGACCAATAACACAGGGACTGTTACTTTGGCGACAGGTGGTGCAACGAGTACCACTTTGACAGACAGAAGGATAGGCCCAGAAAGCGTTATCCTCTTTGCCCCTGCCTCTGCTGCTGCCTACTCTGACTATATGCCTTATGGGGCATTTCAGAGCCTTGCTGACCAAACTATTGCTTTAGCGAATACCGCTTATGCAATGACGCTAGACACTACTGATTACTCCAATGGGGTAACTCTATCCAATAGTTCTAGGATGAATGTTAAAAACACAGGCGTTTATAACTTTCAATGGTCTGGTCAGTTTGTGAATACTGATAGCCAACTGCACGATGTAAGCGTTTGGATACGAAAAAATGGCACAGATGTAGTTGGTTCTACAGGGTTTATCTCAGTTCCTAACTCGCATGGCGGTATAAATGGACATTCAATTGTTGGTTGGAACTACTTTTTAGAGTTGGCTGCTAACGATTACATTGAGTTGTGGTGGTCAGCTACAAGCACTTCTATTTCCTTAGAGTTTTTGCCTACCCAGACAAGCCCAACCAGACCCTCTACAGCGTCTTTGATTACTACGATGAACTACATCTCTCCGTCAGCATTGACTAACATTTACGCCAGTTCCCAAGGACAGGGTACGGCTACGATTACCCACTTTGCCAATTCAACTGCAAACAAGACATATCGCTATGCAATTATTGGTTGATTTTAATAATTTATGTATAATCTATTCCGTGGATGACCCATCTCGGAATCCGAACTTTTAGGAGTAAAGATGGCTACTACTACCACATCAACTGTTGACCCAACAATTGCACCATATTTAACCTATGGTCTGCAACAAGCACAAAACCTTTATGCTGGCGGTGGGCCACAATACTACACAGGCGAAACCTTTGTAGCACCCTCGCAAACTACACAAGCTGGCGTTCAAGCCTTAGAGACTCGTGCTTTAGCGGGTAGTCCTTTAACTGGACTTGCTCAACAGCAACTACAGGGTACTTTGGGCGGTGCTTATCTGGGTGGTAATCCATTCTTTCAAGGTGCATTTGCCCCTGCTGCACAAGCGGCTCAGACTCAGTTCCAAGATACTTTGGGTAATATTTCATCCAAGGCTAGTTTAGCAGGACGTTATGGTTCTGGTGCTATGGGTAACTTGCAAGACAGGGCTACTGGTCAGTTTGCTCAATCATTGACTAACACAGCAGGTCAATTGGCTTATCAGAACTACGAGCAAGAGAGAGCAAGACAACAACAAGCTATTGGGGCTGCGCCAGCATTGGCTCAAGCTGATTACCAAGACATTAACCAGTTGTTGCAAGCTGGTCAGTTGCGTGAAGGTTACACAGGTCAACAGTTAGGTGCTGATATTCAGCGTTTCAACTTCTTGCAAAACCAACCACAGCAGAACTTGCAAAACTATATGTCATTGGTATATGGCAACCCACTAGGACGAGTTGGACAAACTACCGCTAGTGGTGCTGCTGATACTTCTGCGTTCCAGAAGTTGCTAGGTACTGCTGCTGTTGGCGCAGGTGTTTACAAGAATTTAGGTTCACCTAGCTTCTTAAACCCATCTAGTTCAAGTTTCCTTGGTGGTTTTTTCAATTCCTCGCCTAACATGGGAACTATTGACCCTCGTTATTATCCCATTGACTACAACTTTGGTGGTTAAACATGGCTGGACTATTAGACATTTTCGGTACAGGCGGTGCAGACACAATGGGTCTGCTCGGTATGTCACAAGCTGACATTGCTCGTAATCGTGACGATGCACAAGCACAAGCACTTTACGCATTAGCTGGTAGATTGTTTGCAGGTGGTAACACAGGTCAGTCTATTGCTGAAGGTTTGCAACTTGGTCAAAAAGCCTATAAGGGCGGTATGTCTGAGGCTATGCAAAGCCAGTTGCAAAACTTTCAATTGCAAGAATTATTGCGTAAGCGTAAAGAAGATGAAGCAAAGCGTGAGCAAGAAAAGCAAGTTCGTTTACTTGCACCACAAATCTTTACTACGACAACTACGCCAGAACAAGTTACTTACGAAGGCGTACCAAGCCAATTCCCTGCTCGTGACGATGAAGGTAACTTAATGCCAAACATGGCTGTAAGACCTGCTCAGACTACACGCTCTGTTGATACCAATAAGCTACAAGCCTTGGCTATGTTGTCTCCTGACCCATTAACATCTTTAGCTAGTATGGCTAAACTTGTTCCTGACTTGCGTAAAGCAGGGTTTATTGGTGCTAGTCAACAAGAAGATAACCCATTTGCTGTTTATTTGGCAGACCCTAATTTACCAGCAAGCCTTAAACCAATTGTTCAACAGTATTCAAAAACTTGGCAGAATTTAGACCCTGCTGTTGTTGATACTCGTGTTGCACAAGTTGGTCAAATGATACAAAAGCAAGCAGATTTCCAACAAGTTCAAACACAAGTTAAGGCTCAACAAGATACTTTAAATGCTTTTAAACAGCAAGGTCTTACACAAAGTGCTGAAGCTAAAGCATTGACAGCAAGCATTGCACTTGGTAATCAGCAAATTGCTCGTATGCTTGCAGAGCAAAAACTTGATGCAGCCAAGAATAAACCTTTGCCAGCGACTTTGCAGAAGTCTGAAGATGAAGATTTGCAAGCTATCAATAGCTATAAAGCTACACAGAAAGAGTTGTTCTCTCCAATTAAAGCATTGACTCCAGACCCTGTGACTAAGAAACCAATGCTAGAACTTGGCCCTGTTCAGAACTTACGCTATCAAGCAGCTAACTTAACTGGTGATTCAACTGAAGCAAGTCGTGCTTATTCAGACTTACAGTCTTCAGTTAAAAACGCAGTTAACTTAAAAGTTAGTGCAGAAAAAGGCGTACAGACAGATAAGGACGTATTGCGTTTTGCTGATGCTTTGATTGCTGCATCTGGTAAGAATGACACTAAAGCCACATTGGAAGCATTAAAGAAATTTAATGAATCAATTGCTACTGCACAGGAAAATACAGTCAAACTTATTGACCAGCGCAGAAGGTCTCAGGGCGTAGCACCTTTATTTGGTGATACGAGTAGAAATGTTAATGTGAACTACTAATATGCCATATTCCATTACTACAAAAGACGGAATTACGATTCCAGACATTCCTGATGATGTTGCACCAGATGCACCA